GATGATTTACCTGATTTGAACATGCCGGGCAGGCGAAGGAAAAAAGAACCTCCGGAACCGGCGGACCAGGTTGTCCGTTATGTTCGGCCCCGCTGTCCGAAATGTAATAGCCCCAATTGTCCGGTCTATAGTAGTCGGGACCTGCCTATCCGGCACCATAAATGCGCCAAGTGCGGGTATACGTTCAAGAGTGTCGAAGAAAATTATCAGCCGGATTGAAATCACGGAAGCCCCGTTTTCTGTCAGCAGACAAACAATAAATTTTAATGTTTGTACCAATTCTTAGTACAAACCCCCTTTTTTTCTCATCTCAAATTTATAGTTTGTTATTCGATGATTCATTATTTTGCGTAATTGAAGAAAAGGGCTTGCCATGAAATGCTTTCGTCAAGGCAGATAATTGAGGAGATTTCGCAAGATGCAGCGGCTCTGCAAAGAAAGATATTAACCTTGCCAGGCCCCGGAGAAACCTTGAGCCAGGAACAGCATAATAAAATCGACGGTGCTCAAAATGGTTTGCAAGGATGGCGGGGATGGGAGCTTGGAGAATTGAAACAGGCTTTTGCTGAGAAATAGAAATCGAAGGGATAAAACATCGCTGAAACATTGGAAGTACAACTGACGAGAGTACAGGAAGCCATCGCCGCAATTGAAAGCGGTGCTCAAACGATTATGAGCGAGGGTGAATCCATGACCCGACCGTCATTGTCTGTTCTGTATGACCGGGAACGTCGGTTACTGAATAAAATCGCAAGTGAAGCTGATGGCGGCACCAGGTCAGTCGCGGAGTTTTAATGAAAAACATAAATAGAGAACCTGTCAAATTTTTACACCGTGTCTCGATGGCTTTGGATGATGTTGTCGCGGTATTGTCACCGCGGGCGGCTATGATGCGAAAGTCATATCGTTTCGGATATAACATTCTCGATAAACATCGGACCAGGACGAAACGGGATAACATGGGTGGGACCGGCGATTGGCACTTGACCCAGGAAAAACTTGACGAGCTGCGAGAAATCTGCCGTGACCTGGGCAGGAATAATCCCCTGGTCAAAGGTATATTTCGCAAGCTGGCCACCAAGATTGTCGGGACACAAACGAAAATCCAGGCCGGGACCGAGGACGAGGGCTGGAATACTGAAGCCGAGCAGCTCTGGAAAGCGGATATGGTTGACATGCCCTGCGATGTCACCGGGCGGCTCAATATTCACGGATACCTGAAGAAAATGTATTATTCGTATTGTCGTGACGGTGATATGTTTACGTTGTTCACCCGCGATGGGATTCAGGCCATCGAGGGGGACCAGGTGGGCACGCCCTATGGGATAAAGGATTTTAAGAATTTCTCTATAACGAATGGAATCGCTACCAGCAAAAAAACGAAACGGGTCATCGGTTATTATATCGGCCAACCGAACAAGTGGGGTTATATCGCAGCTAAAACAATGCAGCATTATAACGCCATCGATGTTCACCATGTTTTTAATAGTGACCGGTTCAGCAGTTCCCGCGGGGAACCGATTTTAATAACCGCGGTCGATACTATCGATAAGCTGTTCGGATACATCGATGCGGAGCTGGTAGCGGCAAAAATCAACGCATGTTTTCCGATAATGATTACAACCAAAGACGGGACAAATCAGCCGCCACCGTTTACGCAGGGCGTTAGTTCCACCGGCAAGGACAAAGATAATCGGCGGCTTGAGAAGATTGACCCTGGTATAATCTGGCGTGGTGAGCCAGGCGATAAGATTGAAGCGATAGGCTCACAGCGTCCAGCCGGTGCGTTTGATTCTTTTGTGTTACGAATTATGATGCTAATCGGTCAGCCGGTGGGTTTGCCGCTGATGCTAATGACCGGTGATTTTGCCGGTGCAACGTTTATGAATTCGAGGGTTGCATATCAGGAAGCCCGCGACAATTGGCAAGATGAACAAGAGCTGGTCATCAAGCCGTTTGTCCGGCGGCTGTATAATCTGAAACTGCAGCAGTGGATTAAAGCTAAGAAATTGACCGACCGCGAAGATGCGGGCCGGTTTGAGATATTGTGCAAGCGCTGGCCCTACGTTGACCCCCGGGCAGAGTCAAAGGCTGATGAGCAGCAGCTAAAAAATGGAAGTGTAAATCGCACGATAATTAACGCCAGGCAAGGAAGGGATTTTAAGGATGTAATGAAACAGAGAGCGAAGGAAGATGAATTCCTAAAAGAACAAGGCATTGAGCTGGTCCCTGAAAAGAAACCAGTGACCGCAGCTTGAAAGGAGAAACAGTTAATGGCAAATTCAAAAAACGTGGCCCCGTTATCAGCATGTGTTTTCAATGAGAGAACAGAAGTGCAGTTCGCAGAGGGCGGGTCCGAATCGAATGATTTCAAAATACTTGGATACACCGGAAAGATTATGTTGGGCCATTGGTACTGGGGGAACGTAGCGTTTGATTTGTCAGGGCTGAAATTCTACAAAGCTCGTTTGGCTGTGCTCGAACATCATTTTGAGACAAGCCGAATCGGCTTCACAACAAAACAAGAAATAAAAAAAGAAGTCAGCTTCGAAGGCCAATTCCTGGACAGTGAAAACGCACAGCAAATGAAAAAAGACCTCAAGGCCGGCTTTCCCATGGAAGCGAGTTTGTTTGTTGAGCCATCGGTCATCGAACGGGTCATGGAAGGTTCGAGTGTCAAGGTGAACGGTCATACACTGAAGGGGCCGGGTTCGGTTTTCCGCGAGGCTATTATAAAAGAGGTCAGCATGTGCGTTTTTGGTTGGGATACAAAAACAAAATCAGTGGCAGCGGCCGCTGAAGGTAATCAAGAAATCAAGTTTAATTTATTGGAGACTAATACTATGGCTGAAGAAAAAGAATCAATTAAAATCGAAACTGTCAAGATTTTTGCCGAGAATTATCCGAAGTTGCACGCGGAGATATTTGCAGCCGGCAAAACTGAAGGGGAGGAAGAGGTCAAAGGAAATGCAAAGGCCGCGTTTGCAGCGCTCCAGGAATCCTGCGGCGATGATCATGAGCTGCTGGTACAATGCTTCACCGAAAACAAAACGCCCGCCGAAGCTGCGAAGATGCGAGCAGAAAAGCTCGGCAAGAAAAACACGGAGCTGACTGCACAGGTCAAGGAATTAAAGAATGAGAAGCCTGCAGTTGACCCGGCCCAAACGGAATTTTCTGACCAGGCTACAGCGCCCGGCGAACAGACAGAAACCGGCCCAGCTGATGATGAGGCATTGAAGAAAGAATTTGCAGCGTCTGCAGATTTGCGGTCCGAATTCGGTAACGATATCAAAGCGTATATTGCGTTCAAAAAAGCTGATGCGGATGGACAGGTTCGACTGGCCCATTCGAACAATTAGCAAGGGCTGGCCGGCATTGACTTTCAGGCGTGGTAAAAAACAATATTAACCATTGTTTAGATGAGGTGAGCAAATGGCAAAAAAAGATGACAGCCAAAAGACCGGCGAAGATACGGCCGGTGCCCAGGGGACCGGGCCCGATGACAATCAGGTTCTCGCAAACGAGGAGATGACGGTAGAAGATTTGAAAAGCACATATCCGCAGCTGGTGACGGCGCTCGAGGAGGAGCAACGGCAAAAGCTGGTGACGGCGATCGAGGATGAGTTGCTCGATAAAATCGGGCAGTGCACCGCCAAGCAAATTAAGGCGAATATGCCGGAGCTCTACGAGCGGATTGTAATTGAGCTTCAAGGACGGGGCGGTCCCAATTTGAACGTGCCCGGTTTTTTGCTTGAGTTCGATGACCCGTTTGCCCGGGGCACGCTGGAGCAATACGGGATTATGAAAAAGCTCGATGGATTGAGTTTGCCCTACGTTTTGCCTTTTAATGTAAAAGGGCAGGCCGAAGTAAATGTGGAACAATTGACCAACAAGTACGAGGCATCGAAGGCTTTGAAGGGTGAATTCAAAAACGTGGATGCCTATATCGCTTTCAAGAGGAAGATTGTCACCCAGGTTTTGGAATTCTACATCCTGATAGCTGAAGGCGGCGGCGATTATAAAAGGGCGAATAACGCCCGCCGGGCAATGAGAAAGATAAAGTAAATCCCGGATTCCGGGGTTTGAATAATGAACGGGATATAATGTTTTTTGGGAGATAGTCTTATGACTACTTTAGCAGTGGACAGCCCGCAAATTCTGGTCGGGGGCGATATGGGTTCGGTCCCTATTATCGCCAGCGATATCGTCTTCGAAGGTTCCATGGTCGGAGATAATGCGGCCGGTTACGGACGGCCCCTGGTGGCGGGTGATAAATTTCTTGGGCATTCGATTGCCCGGGTGACTAACGCATCGGCAGTGGCCGGGGCTTTTAACATAAGGATACGGCAGGGCGTGTATCGTTTGGTATGCTCACTGGTCGGGCTGATAACCGACTTGGGCCAGCCGGTCTATGCGTCCGATGATGCGGTACTTACTTTCGACGGGGCCGGCAATAGTTACGTAGGCAGGATTTCGCGTTACGTCTCGGCCACCAAGATGGAGATCGAGTTCGTGACTTGCGGCCTGGATGAATTCGGTGCTAATCCCAACAGGGTCACTAAGACCGACGACTATACGACCCTGGCCGCCGATAATGGCAGGATTATATATCTCGGTGTCAATGCCAAGACAATAACGCTTATTGCTACGGTGCTGGGCTACAAAGTCACCGTGGTAAACGGAGCGGGTTTGGGTGTCGCTGGGATTATAGTCGATTTTAACGGGTCCGATTTGAGTACAGGCGGATGCGGCCTGGCAGCCGGTGCCGATGGTGCGGCCATAACCAATACCAAGGCCACCGCCCAGCGTGGTGACTTCCTGTCGTTTATCGGTGACGGTAACGTTGCAGGCGGCTGGAGTGTCGTGGGCAAGCGGGGAATATGGGTCCAGGCATAAATGAATAAAAAGTGAATCTCGGATTCTGAGATTTGAAAGCGAAACAAATTTTTTTGGGAGATAGTTAAATGACAACTTTAGCTGCGGACACCCCGCAAATTC